CTGAAATGATAACAGAAGACTTAGAAGGAGATGCTTTTGAGTTTGAACCAAAATTAGGTAATGAAATTCCAAAAGATACAAAATTTTTAATTGTCAAAGGCCACATCAAAACAAATACTAACATTGTTGCTTTTTCGGGAGGTATTCTAAATGATAGTATAGCATTGGATGAAAACCTTTCCTGTGCTAGACCATTGTTTTATTTCTTTGATAGTCTTTTAGATAAGAAAAATGAATTAGACCACAACACAAAATACTATTGTATGCAAAAAAGCGGTTCGGGAACTAGTTTTGCATTTGATACTACGGATGCTGTTGTATTTAGAACTGTTCAAGATTTTGGTAAAACAGTTATTGATTATAGTAAATTTTCTCATAGAGTTACTTTAACAGATAAATTAAGAGATTTAGATAATACTGTAAATCAAGGAGCATCTATTACTACAAATGAAGGAGCAACTATTACTGCCGACACTAATGACTATAATGCTATGTTTCCTAACGCTAGAAGAATTAGCGATGATTTGATAGCAACCCCCACATATACTGGACCAAAAAGATATTTGCATTATGATTATTCTCCTACTAAATCAAATCTTTTATATAATGTTTTTGAACATGTAAATACTGAATCTATTGATGGTAAAGGTGGTTTTTCCGAAACTTCTATTTTAGATAACGGAAGAATCATGCCTAAGAAAATTAAAGAGTTTTATGAATACAAAGTAAGACATAATATTCATCGTGGCGATATGAACGAGTTTTTCTCTTTAGCAGCAACATATTCATCAAAAACATCTAATGCTGTGTTTTCTTTCAATACTGAATATAATTTAAGTGATGTTCTAAATGCAGGAGATGAAGTCAAGTTAGGGGATAATATTTTAATTGTTCAGTCTATTGCTGGCCTAACAGGAACAACCCAAGAGATAACCTTCCAAAGCGACACACACCCCTATGTAAGAACCGAGAACGACGCTGTTTTTGCCGCACAGTCCACGACCCCAACAAGCGGAGATGTGCTTCACAGGCGAGCATATAACGCAACTGACGGGACACTTATGCTTGATATTTCACTACTAAACGGCAGGTTTAGCA